TTGCTTCACCAACAATCTCATGCCACTGATTAGTAGGCCAACCACCCCCAAGAATGACATCAAGAGCCAAAGAACCAGTAGTCGTACGGCTGATGATGTCATCTCTAATCTGTTCTCCCAAAACAATAGTTCCATCACCAAACTTTTTGTTCAATTTGGTAATTATTTTAGCAAGTTCTGTATCCATTAAAGTTTACCTACAATAGTTGTCGGGTTGAATCCGCTGCCTTGAGCTTGCCGAGAGGGGACAGCTGGTCCATTAGATGCACTAACAGTACCAACACCGCTACCTGATTGTGTAATTGGGTACCCGCAGTCGTAGCACCTAGCCCTAGTTTCACCTGTACCCCCGTAATTACCACTACCACAGCCGGGACAACCAGTGTCCTGCCTAGCGGACGCAGGCAAACGAGAAGGAGGTTGATATGCCACTTGTGGAGGCGCTGGGGGAAGGTTCACTTGCCGTGGCGTAGGCGTACCAAGTTGCTTAGCCCACCAGTCAGCGTTACTCATAACTATCCCTATCCATTAATCCCGTAGGAGTTGAACTACCTTTACTAACTAACCCTAATTCTAATGCGGCGGAAAACGCAGAAATTAAAGTCGTAAGAGACAACAATGAAAAAGTCATGGCAAGGCCTTGTTCAACTGTACTTTCCTTATCCTCAGGCAAATCAAGGGTCTCTTTAAATACTTCCAATTGTTGTTTAGAAGCAATAAGGCCATTAAGATCGCTCATGACTTTTAAGAAAGGAAGAATGTAAGCAACATTGCTTAATCGTTGTTCACTAGCTTTAAGTTCCATCTCAGCAACGTCGGTACTCATAGGAGACAACCCCAAAATTTCAGCCAATGCATTCGGGTTCTCAATTTCCAAATCATAGCAATACCAATGAAAAAGTGTACTAATAGGTAACGCTGCAGTCACTAATTCAGAGGAGTTTTTCTTTTTCCAAAACTTCCAACTCATTTGGCTTCGCCCCATCTCTGTACTACCTTAATATCTGCTACAAGAGGTACCTTGAGCACGTTAATTCCCTCCATGGCTTCTTGAATTGCTGCTGAAGCGTCATCCACTAGTGCGGTTGGGCACATTGTGACTAGCTCATCATGAATTGTTAAAATAAGTTTAGCGCCCTGAGGCAATAAAGCGTGCGCTCGCACCATAGCCAACTTAATAATATCCGCTGCGGAACCTTGGATCCTAGTGTTAAACGCTTGACGTTCAGCCCCACGCTGAATACCGGGGTCCCGAGAAAGAATCTCAGGCAAGTACCTGCGCCGACCAAAAAGAGTAGTCACAACAGGTGGCCTACCATTACGCGTAGTACCCACGACCCTAACCCTGTAAGAATCAATAGACGGAAACTTAGCGGAAAACTCTTTAAGCAACTCTTTGGCTTCTTTGGGTGAACACCCAATCTGCTGAGCAATCTTATCAGGACCAGCGCCATAAGCCATGGACAGCACAAGAACCTTACCAGCCTTACGGTCAACCCCGACTGTTTCACCCACAGTTGTATAAATGTCCCCACCGTTCAAATAACTATCAATCATAATTGGGTCATTTGAAAAAGAAGCAATAACTCTAGGCTCAATCTGAGAGTAATCAGCCACAACAAGAGAATGGCCATCTGGGGCGTAAAAAAGATTACGAATAGCTTTACCGTGAGCGGTATGAGGGGCAGGAACGTTTTGAAGATTAGGGTTCCTGCTAGAGAACCGACCTGTCTCCGCGCCATGCTGCACAAAATCAGCATGAATCTTGCCGTCAATAAGGATACTTTCCTTGTATTCAGTCTTTTCTTTACCGCCCGTAATTCGAACAACCTCGCCGCCAAGATAAGGGATTACATAAGTGCTCTGAAGCTTATTTAAATCAGCGTACCTAAGTAAAGCGTTCACCAACTCATCCTCATGACGGTGATGCTCAAGTGCCTCAGCGGACACTGAGTAATCCGAGTAAGAAAGCTCCTTGCCTGCCCGATCCTTATCTAAACCTTTAGGTGTTAAAACTTTAGGCTTCAATCCCCGCCCACCATCCTTCTTAGACCCGTAAAGCAAAAACTGCTTGTCAGGGACAGAATTCATATTAAAAGGAGTTTGAGCAATAGCGTAAATAGACTCTTTCGTCTTAGTAATTTGATCAGCTAAATCGGCGTGTAAAACTTTCAATAAATCAATGTCAATAGGGGCACCAGCAAGTTTCATTGAACACAAAACCTCAAGTACCTCCATTTCCAACTTCATGACCTTATCAAGGTTCAACGCAGAAATTCGTGGAAATAAGTTCTTCCAAAGAAGAAAAGTGTACTTTGCATCAAGGTAAGCGTACTTAGCCACTTCCAAAAATGAATGCGCCTCAACTTCCTTACCTACACCCTTAACCATCTCGTAGCCCAACTCACGCTTTAAACAGTCATCAAGACCACACTTGTTCTTATTGCGATTATCTACAACAAAAGAACCAACCATTGTGTCAAAATAAGGACCGGAAGGAACTTCGCCCTTGTAATACTTTGCAACCGATGTCAAATCAAAAACAAGATTGTGCCCAACAGTAAGGATGTCGGAATTAAACAACAAAGGGCGCAAACCTTCAAAAACTTCTGCTGGGTACAGCTGCTTAGGTGCAGGACTGTACTCCTTCAATGCAAGTTTCTTGTTGCGTGAATAGTCACTAGGGCGAGCCTGTAAGCCAGCATCAACTCTTTTTTGACCCTGACCAGTCAAAGGCATAGCCTCATCTAAAAGCTCGCCGTGTGGATGCCCCATTGGGATAACATCAGCGCGACCATTAGTCGCAAAACTAATCCAAAGAACTTCATTCACTACTGTAATGCCCCGTCTTGGGCCAACAGTTTCAACGTCAAAAGCAAAAGCATCCTGCTGTAGGTAATAATCAACCATACTTTTTAGGGATGCTAGGTCCGTAATAATATTCATTTACAACCCCTAAGACTGCCCCGGGGGAAAGGGGGATGAAACCCCGGGGCAGCCAGCTTGGTGGATTAGGACAGTTCAGCAGCAATGTCCACGAGTTCTGCGTAAGCAGTCTCACGGATCACTGACTTATCAAAGGGCTCAGAAGAAGCAAGCATAGCCTGCGCAGCAGCCTCATTGATGCCCCAGTCCTCTTCCAAGTCACGGGACTTGATAGGGGTGATGTGGTACATCGTAGTTTGACGCTCACCAGTACGACTCAAACCCCAGAACTTACTGTTCAATGGGCCTGAGTCACCATGAGCATACACATGCAAAGTCTTGTACAAACGTGGAGAAGCAATCAACAACTGGCGCTCAAACGGCTCAACAGAAAAATTGATAATACTGAACGCGCACTTATTGTCAGCTTTCTGACCTTTAACGCTTGGATCAAGAGCACACAAAGGGCAATTGTTGCCCAAACAAACGTAAGACTTACGACCCTTCGCTTTGCCGTCAAGGAAGTGAGTCTTGTAAGAAGCAAGTGGGTGGCCGTCATTTGAATCAATGAACCGAACAACTTGGACCTTGTCATTGAACTTAAATTCAGTGGCAAAATCACCCTTGGGGGTAACAGCATCTCCCCAACCGGATTGAACGGCTCCGGTGCTAGTAACTGGTCGAGCATCTACATCAAACTCATCAGCGACTACGTAATCTTCGGCGGAGTTTGCGGTGGTGTTAATTGGCATTATGGTTTCCTTCGTTAATTTGCGTTTCGGATGCGCGGATACTATTCCACGCCTCAGCGAGGTCAATGGTAACCTGCTGGTGTAATGTCCACTCTACACGACTTGCCGTGAGAATGTTGGCTTTTTGAAAAACTTCAACAGCCGCATCAATCATAGCACGGCTATAAAGTCGTCGTCCAGCCCGGTCCTTGCCATTCTTGTCAGGTTTGGCAGGGAGTCTATATGGTGCTGATGGAAGATGCCCAACGTTCATCCACATGCGTAACGTATGAACCGGGCGGTGTAAAGCAACAGCAAGCGAGTTTAACGTAAACATCTCTATGTCCCTACCGTTAGGCAAGGTTTTAATGAAAGGGCGACTATCCCATTCATTTATCGCCTTTGGTTCAGGCGCCACAAAAACTCTACGCTTACGTTTACTGTTTGGGTAAAACTCATCCAAATCAGCAAATGTTTCTTCAAAGAAATCAGTCATCATAGTTTGGGCATAACAAGTGCCCAGTTCTCCTTTGAAGGAAACATGGTATCAATATCTTCTTCAGTGAGCTGATCCTCATAGTACGCTTTCATAATTTCTTCCTCGTCAAGCACTGCAACATACGCAGTACATTTGTCAAGAAGGTCTTTATTAGTGAGCAGCTCTTCCGCAGCATCTGCGTTCAACGACTTTGATACACGGCGTTGCCACACAACACGAGCAACTCCGGAAATATCGTCGTCAATATCGCAAGACAAGCTTCCCTTAGCATCAGCTAACCCATGAGACTTAACATAATCAACGATCCGTTCCTTAATGACCTTTTCTCTCTCTGAGAACATAGCCATCTCATCACGAAGAACTTTAATTTGACGGATTAAATCTACAATGTCGCTGCTCATGTGGGGAAGATACCATGCTTTCTACTCAGAGTCAATAGCGGAAGTGTATTTCTTTAAAGCGTCAATAATAACGCTTGTCACAGTAACCTTATTCTCTTTAGCCTTGGCTTGCGCTGCAGTCCAAAGTTCATCAGATACGCGGATAGTACGGGTAGGTGTTTTAGGTGCATTAGGCATAACTATAGTGTAACACACCTAGTGCCCCCAGTGGGATTCGAACCCACGCTTGGACGATTTTAAGTCGTCTGCCTCTGCCGCTGGGCTACAGGGGCGAATTCCTGCGCTTATGCTCTACCGTTTCGTAAAATCTCCTGCATACGGGATAGTTCCCTAAACCGGTGGCTCATCCCTGCTCACCTGTCACAATTTTAGCGTATTCTGCGTTTAGTGCCTCAATTACTGACTTTAACTGGCGAGGGTCAACGGTGAGATGAAATATCCAGTCAAGGTCATCCAAGAAGAAGTTAATGTTGTAAACTTTTTTCCTAATCCGGCCAAAGTCGGCTGCAAAATAGTTTTCGTGGATAGTCGCATTGATTTCAGGTGACTCGTCACTTCTTGCGTCAGTTGCTGCGTGAATGGTTGACCAAGCGGAAGTATGTGCCATTTCATTCTCCTTAATATCATTGATGATAGTAGTGCCCTTGGCTGGAATCGAACCAGCGGCACGCAGGGTAGAAACCTGCTGCTCTATCCACTGAGCTACGAGGGGTCAAACTGAATAAGCATTAAGAAACATGCTTAAACTGTCAATTGTTAAGGGCACTCCGCCTTTGTCGTCAATTCCTTTGCCATCAATAACGGCTGCGGCAATAGAGTCTTTTTGTTGAAGAAGACTATATTGACGGGCCTCAACTGAGTTAGCCATGAGGATGTCTTGAATGACAATGGTTGCCCATTTAGATGATGCTCTGTTAATTCTTCCATTCCGCTGAGTTGCGGAACCGCTGCTCCACGGCAAATCATAATTGATTAGAAGGTTAGCAGCAGGAAGATCGACACCATACCCACCAGCATCAGAGCTAATAAGAACGCGGGTACTGGGATCTTCGTTGAAGCGAGTCTTGTTACTGTCTTTAGTTCTAGCATTAAGCCTCCCTGTATAAGTTAAGCACCGGTTTTCACCCAATGCTTGAGCAATTTTATCTGCCATATCCACGTAAGTAGCAAATATGACTACTTTGTTTTCATCGTTTTGATCAAGAAAGTCTTTAACATACTCCACAAGATAGTCCAACTTTGGGGAGTTTGTCAAACCGTCAAGCAAACCGTTATCCATAAGTTCTGCTGCGTAAGCAGAGCCTTCCCCAGTCATATTAATAAACTTGTTGGCGCTGTTAATAAGCAACTCAGGGTGAGAGCACAACATTTTTAAACAACCAACTTTGGACATAATTTTGCCGCGTAGCTCATCTGCCGGGCCGCTGTTTTGACTTTGCATACCATAGTGGGCAAGGATGTTAAATGAACCGCCAAAAAGAGTTTGCGCATCAGACAAATCAACCAGAAGGTCATCTACAATTTTTTTGTAAATCTTCGCGCCCTTACGATCAAATGGAATGAACACGGGGTCTTTATGCGTGGCATCAGGTAAGAAGGGGGCTACGTCAGAGTCTTTTTGAGACTTTCTAACTGATGCGTCTTTGAGTCGAGAGTGAAGAGTAGGAAGGTTCCTGTACCTATCAACCCCACCCCAAGAATTCCTAACAATAAATGCTTGATCAAAAAGATCGAACCTTCCTAATACCGATGGGTCAACAAACTGCATTATGCTGTAAAGCTCTTCGGGTTTTCCATTTTCAATAGGTGTTCCGGT